TAGTGATGAGCAAGAAAGTGTACAACAGGAAGAAAAACAAGAACCTGCTGAAGAACCTGTAGAAGAAACAAAAGAAACTACAGAAGAGCCTAAACAAGAAATGAAGCAAGAACAAAAACAAAAGGCAGCTACAAAGATTGTTAAAAAGATGGGTGACAAAGGCAGATACGAAACAAACAATCAAATAAAAACTTTAGTTGTTATGCAAGTATTAGCAGACAGTAAAAGTTTTTTTGAAACACAAACTATGTTACAAGATATAGAAGGTTTTTTTACAGATGTAACTTTACCTGATACAGTAATATCAGATAACAATATTGCAAACTATTACATGACAATAGATAGTGATAATACATTTAACAAAATAATAGATAGTCAATATCAATAGGAGACAAATGGCAGAAGTAGAATACAAAGGAATAAAGGTAGGTGGCTCAAAGCTACTACTTATAATCCCATTATTAGGTACACTCATAGGTGGACTATGGGGTGGTTTTGAAGTTCTACAAAGATATAAGTCCATGGAAAAAAAGATAAATTCTTTTGTAAGTCCTGATATGAGCGGATTTGATAAGAGAATAGATTTAGTACAACAAGAAGTAACTATGTTACAAAGTGAATTATCTATGATATTAGAAGAGGTAAACTTAGTAGCTGATGTTGCAAAAGAATTAAAAAATGACCTTAAAGGTGATGTCCGCAGAATAGAAACTATTGTGGAAGATGTAGAGACCAGAGTTAAAGAAGACTCTAGAACTAATGAAAAAGAATTAAAAGAATTAGTAAAAGAAATAGAAGAAGATATGGCTGACCTAGAAGCAAAAGTATCAGACACTATACAAAAAACTTTAGCTAATCCATTAGCAGGTATGAAATAATGAAAATAGATTTAAAAATAATATTACCATACATAGTTATCATAGCAAGTTTAGCTATGACTTGGGGCATGTGGAGTGAGAGACTAGAAGCTGTAGAACAAAAAGCAGATGCAGTTGCTCAAATGCAACAAGACATTGCAATCATAAAAGAAAAAATTATGTGGATGGAATCTTATTTAATGGGAGATAATTAATGGCAATAGACATTAGAACAGGCAGTATGGGTCAAGCCGACAATATAAACATAGGTAAAGTAAGAACAGCAGTGATGCAAGATTATTACAATCCAAAAACAGGACAATATTTTCGTAGCGGTGCAGGATTAAGCACAGATGAAATTCCAGAAGGTTTTGAATCTGTACCTTATGGCACAAAAGCAGCTAATGATTATTTTAGTAGATTAGCTAATCAAAATCAATCAACATTAGAATCTAAACCTAGACCCGAAAATCCTCCTTTTATGCCTAATATGCCATTTCCAAGTCCTACTCCTCAACCACAAACAATACCTGCATCTCAAGACCCATCACAATTTGTACAAACACAAGTAGGTGCTGCAGTTAGACAACCTAGTTTACCAACAGGAACAGCAATAACACCTGGTTTAGCATTACAAGCACCGACAGCAGCTACAACTGTAGCGACTCAAGGCTTAACAGGTGAAGTTCAAGCAACAGTTCCAAGTGCTACGACACCTACAACAATCACCCCTACAACAGTTCCAAGTGCTTCTCAGATAGCACAACAACCTCAAGTAACAGCACCACAGTATCAAGCTGTGACAGGACAAGCTGTACCTCAAGCAACTGCAGCACAAGGTGTTGTATCTCAACCTTTAATTGCACAACAAGAAGACTTAACAGCATTACCTCCTGAAGCAACAGTACAAGGACAACTAGCAAACATATCACAGGCAATACAAACATCTGTAGATGAGGGTAAACCTTTACCTGCATTTGCACAGGGTGCTAAAAGATTAGTAGATGCAGCAATGCAACAAAGAGGTTTAGGTGCTTCTAGTATTGCAGCCGAGGCTTTAGCTACAGGTATATTACAATCTTCTATACCTATTGCACAACAAGACGCACAGTTTTATCAACAAGCTATATTTCAAAATTTATCTAACAGACAACAAGCTGCAGTATTAAATGCACAACAATACTTCCAAATGGATATGCAGAACTTATCTAATAGACAGCAAACAAGTTTAACAAATATACAATTAAGACAACAAACATTATTATCAGACCAATCTGCAAGTAATGCATCTCTACAATTTAATGCACAAAGTGAGGGGCAGACTGACCAATTCTTTGCAAGTTTACAAAATCAAATAAATACTAATAATGCACAAAGAACAGATGCTATGAATCAATATGCTGTAGCAGAAAATAATAAAATAGCAGCACAGAATACACAAAATCAGATTGCAGTTAATGAAGCTAATGCACAAAGAGAATCAGTTATTAATCAATTTAATGCACAATTAAAAGACCAAAGAGAAAGATTTAATGTAGAAAATCAAAGAGTAGTAGACCAATCAAATGTGACATGGAGAAGAAGTGTTAATACTGCAAATACTGCATCTATTAATGCAGCTAATCAAGCAGATGCACAAAACCTATTAAATATATCTAACTTTGGATTGTCTGCATTATGGCAACAATGGAGAGATGAAGCATCATGGGTAAATACATCATCAGAAAATTCTAAAGACAGAGCACATAATATAGCAATGGCTGCTTTAGAAAGAGAGGCAGAATTAGATTTATTAGACGAAGCATCAAAAAGTGAACTAAATAGTATTATTGGTGCTATTGGTATAGAAATATTTAAAGATATAAATATCGGAGATTTTTTTTAGATAAGGAGTAACATATGTGGAGTACAATATTTACAGCAGCGTCTACAGTTTTAGGAAATAAAATGTTAGGCGGAGGAGGACAATCAGGTCCTGCAATAACAGCAGCAGATGCAAAAGCTGCAATTAATTTTACACCCTATAAAATGCAAACATCTTCTCCAGAAGAAGCAGGAGAGGTAGGGTCAGTAGGAGGTGCAGCACAATACAATCAATTATTAGCTGCATGGGATAGTTATTTAAATAACGAATACTTAGAAATGTCTAAGAGGATAATAACATAATGGCAATAGAAAGACAACAAAATCCATTTGATACTCCTGTTCCAGGACAATCCTTAACAGATACACCTAAAAACTGGGCATGGGAAAACCCACCTAGATTTACTAATTCTGAAAAAGCAGCACAATTTGTTTGGAGTAAATTACATAATAAAGAAACTGCTAGTAAAATAATTATATTATTAGAAGCAGGTGTTTCAGTAGAGGCTCTTACAAAAGTTATAGTATTTTCAGGATTTATTGAAGGTGCATACACACCTGATGTTGCTTTTTTAATTACACCCATTATAGAAAAAATGATTTTAGCTATGGGTAAAGCTGCTAAGATAGAAAAAATTAAATTAAGTAGACCAAAAGAAAAACAAACTAAAAAAATACTAGAGTCAATATTTAAAAGTAGAGATGTTAATGAAGACATAATGGCTTTAGAAATGAAAGATAAACAAAAAAAGACCGAAGATAATAAAAATAATAATAAAGGTCTAATGTCAAAAGGAGATAAGTAATGAGTTTATTAAGTCCTAAAACTTTTAGACAAATAGCTTTGGGTGGAGCAAAACAACTTCTAGGTACAATAGCTGAAGAAAGAGCAAAAGGTGAAGAGTATCTTACTACATTAGCTGCAGCTAAAGAGGAGGTAAATAATGAGGGAAAAATTATAGGTGATAATTATAACAAAGCATTAAGAGTTATGCAATCTACAGGAAATACAGGATTTAATAATTTTTTATACTCAGAAATGTCTATTGACCAACTTTCAGCACTTTCAGATTTAGCACCTACTACACAAGATGCACAATTAAAACAATTAAAATTTCAATATGAAGGATTAAGTGATGAAAGAAAGGCCGAACTTGAAAAAGGTAATTATGCACAAGAGGCCAAAGCAGCTTATGATACAGAAATAGAAAATTTAAAAGTTAAGAAAAATTTAGTTAATAATAATCGCATGGGTGAAAATACTTTAGAGTCTTTAATAACTACAGGCGTTAGAAAAAAGATGAAAAAAGAAGAAGACAAAATTATAGGTCAAGCTGTATTGCCTGAAATAGATGTTTCTGATGTACCAGAAGGTGCAGGTATTTATGGTAGTATTGGCGAGACTGCATTTCAAGATAGTAGAATTAAATTAATGATAGACCAAGATTATATAGACGGAACAATGGAAGATATAGTTAGGAATAGATTAATAATGACAAATGAAATTTATAATACATCTAATGAGCAAATACAATTTCTGATTAATGCAGAATATAATAAACAAGTTCAAGCTGCTGAAAAAATATTTATGACATCAGGCGATAGTAATCTATTACCAGAAACAAAAACTACAATTAGTACAGATGACGAAGTAAACAAATTTATTTCATAGAGGTGAAAAATGACAACATTTAATTATGTAACCTCAGATGGTAAAATCTTAGAGGTAGATACTAAAAATTTATCTGATGAAAGTAAAATAAAACTTAAAGATTTTATTAAAGAAGATTTAACACTAAAAGAAAATCTAGCACAAGAAGAAATAGAAATGGAAAATAATCCTGTAGGTGTGACAGATTCAGAAACTAAAGAAAAAAAGTTTGATGATATAGGTACTACACTAGGATTTAGACAACTATATTATGGAGGTCAAGGAGGTTATCACGAAGCATCAGGTAATTTTTTATACCATGGATTAGCAAATATTGCAGGTATGGGTTTTGATGATAAACAATTAGCACAAGCAAGAGAAGGTATTTATTTAGACCCTAAAGGTCGTAAGTTAGACCCTATCAATAAAGCAGCTTTAATAACCCGTAATAAATTATTAGATTTAAAAGCTATAAGTTTAAAAAAAGCAAAAGAAAATTTTGATAAAGCACCTGATGATTTTTATACTAAACTTTATGGTGCTTTTGGTGCAGCTACAGTTCAAATACCTACATATGTAGGTGCTATAGCTTTAACTAAAAATCCTATGGTTGGTATGGGAGTTACAGATGCAGTTGTTGCAGCAGACCAAGGTATAAAAGAATCTGTAAAAGCAGGGGCAATGGGTGCAGGAATGGGTTATGCATTAGGTTATTTAAATCAATTTGCTCCCATAACTAAAATATCTGCAATGGGTACTTTAGGATTTGCATCACCTGCAGAAACATTAGAGGATAGGTTTGTACATGGAATTACTTTTGCATCTTTATCTGCTATTGGTCCTATATCAGGAGCAAAAGGATATGCAGAAAAAACTATAGATAAAGTTTTAGATTATAGAAGTAAGAAAAAATTTATACAAGACTTAGAAAAAAATACCCCCTCTACTGCAAAAGAATTAAATACTAGTATTGACACTTGGAATTTTTTAGCACAAAGAAAAGTACAAATTAAAAATGAATTAGCAGAATTAAAAAAGAAAGAAGCAAGGCAAAGAAACGAAGAAAATAAAAAAAAGACTAGAGAAAAAATGGATACTCTTGTATTAGAATTTAAACAAGCTAGTCGTTCTCAAGGTCAGTTAAAAAAAGTTATAGACCAACTAGATTCTTATTTAGAATTACAAACTAATTTTGTTAATCGAGTAAATAAAGAAGTTGCAGATATTAGAGAACCTACAGAATTTAGAAATGATGCTGTTATTTTAAAAACTAGAGAAGAAACTATAGTAGATAAAAAAACTAAAAAAGAAAGCACAGTTAAAGTAAAATATTTAGAGAGAAAATATAAAGATTTAGACCCAAATATATTAGATAAATTAGGTAGAGTTACACTCCCTCAAGAATTTAATGATAATCCTATAGTTAGAAAAGTTGTAGCAGAGTATAATACTTTTCGTATTAAAAACGAAGATGCAATCTTAAAAATACTAGACAATCCTAAGTTTACAAAAACTGTAGGGGCTACTGCTCTTCGCTATGGTAAGTTAGAAGCTAGTGAAGGAGGTATGTTATTTAGATTTAATAGACTATCTCAGAAAGAAAAACAAACATTAGTAGATGGTACATTTAAAGTAGAAGTAGGATATAATAATTTTATAAAAAGTAGAAAAGCATTTATATCAGAAAAATTAGCAGAAGATACTTCAGGTAATTTAAATGCTAGGATATTAAAAAAAGAATATAAAGATACCAGATTTGATAAAGATGATATAGCCACTGATTTTTATTTAAAAGAATTAGGATTTAATGATAAACAAATATTAGCGTATAGAGATATAATTAACGGCTTTGAAAAAGTTAGAGAATATTATAATATGCAAATTAAAAAAACAGGTTCTAATACTTCTTTACTACCAAGAAGACCTAACTATTTTCCACATATATTTACTGGTACATATAGAGTTTATGTAAATGATAAAAATGGAGTATTAATACAGGCGTTACCTGCGTCTACTAAAGCAGGTGCAAACAGATTAAAAAAAAGATTAGAAGAAGAATTAGGTAATGAAGTTATAGTTAATGTAAATAAACCTAATGTAAGTAGATACTCTGATGATGCTGTAGCAGCTTTTCAAATAGTAACGGAGCATTTATACAGAGGTAAGAAAAAAGAATTAGGTCTTAAAATAAAAGAACTGTCTGATGAAATATATTCTGCAGAAGGATTTAACAGAAGGAAATTAAAAAGAAGAACAGTAAAAGAAGAATTAGTAAAAGGTTTTTTAGGTTCTGAAGGTAGAAACATATTAGGTGTAAAATCTTCTAGAAAAGATGTAGATGATTTTAATTTAGCAATTAAATTATATGTTGAAGGTGGTATAAAAGCTGCCAATCACATGGAGTTTAATTTTAGAATAAAACAACTGTTAGACACACCAATTAGATTTAATGTTAAGTATGGTGAAAAAAATACTATAAGACAACTATATCCCAATGCTGCAGAGTTTGCTGTTAATTATTTAAATAATGCTTTAGGTAATGCATTAGCTATAAGAACTTTTGGTAAAAAAAGACAAAAACCTAAAGAGGTTATTGAGTCTATAGAGGACACACTTACTGATGGTTTAAAAGTTTTACCTCAATTTAGAAATTTGTATACTACTAGTGCTGCATTAGCAAACCATTTTTATTTATTAAGTTTAAATGCGAGATTTGCCTTGGCTCAAGGTATTCAGCCTTATCAAATGATACCTCATAAACTTGCTCACTTATCTCAATTAGCAGGTATGAACTCAGCAAAGTCACTAGCTGACGCATATATTACAGTTTTAAAAGTTCAAAAAGAATTAGTTGCTCCTAGCGAATTTAGTAAAAAAGTCATACAAAATGCAGTTAAAAATAGAACTATTAATGATAACTTTTTAAGAGAGTTTGCAGGTGAAGGCTATTATAAAAAAGGTAAATTCACAGATGTTAAAAATATGAAAGGAAATATTTTGAACATGGCTAGTGGTAGAGCATTAGCATCTAACATGGAACAATTTTCTAGATTAAATGCAACATTATTATTTGCACATCATTTAAAAAGACTAGGTGCTAAAGAAGAACTTGCTACCACAAGAGCATGGGAACTAGCTGATAAATACATGGTTAGATATGATATTGCAGAAAGACCTATTATATTTCAACAATTAGGAACAATAGGTAGAGCCGCAGGTTTATTTAGAACATTCCAACATAATTGGTATGCTCAAATGATTGAAGCTATAAAAAATGCAGATAGAGGTGATAGAGCACAGCTAATAGGTTTTATGGGTAGTAATGTTTTAACTGCAGGATTAATAGGTGCGATAGGTGTTAATGGTGCTGATGCATTAATACAATTAAAAAATAGATTATTTCCTGGTGACCCTACGCCTACATTAAGTTTGTTTTTACTTCAACAAGGATTGCCAGATTGGTTACTATTTGGAGTACCCTCTAAATTAACTAATATGGACTTGACTGCAACACTTGCAGCACCAAGCCTACATCCTGGAGATTTTATATCATTTCCGGGAATTGAATTTGGTGTAGGAATATTAAAAGCATCAAGTGCGTTAACTATGTATGGTATAAACTCTTTGATGATTGGGGCAGTAGGAGAGCCTTTGAGCATACCCATAGATAAAGGTGAATTAAAAAAACAATTAAAAGCCGTCACACCTAAAGGTATCTTTCATGCTTTTATAGAGCAGTTTGTTTTCTCAGATGATAATCCTTTACAGATAACTAATGATAATGCGACATTTCAAAGAGAGTGGGCCGATTGGAAAGCAAGGTGGTTTACATCTTACTCTTTAAGAGAATCAAAATATATTAAGTACACATGGTATGGTTCACAATTAGAGAAAGTAGAAAATTTAAGTAAGGATGCATTAATGGATTATCTTGCACATAATTCATTTAACTTTGATGAGCCTTTAGTAGTGCCTCAATGGGCATGGGATAAAGCCATGGAGTTAGGATTGACACCTACTAAATTATTTAAAGGCATACAAACAAGAGTAAAAAATATGAGTGAAAGTGCTATAAGAAAATTATACAAAGGAGAAATGACTCCTAAAAAATCAGAAAAAATAAAAGAATTAAATAGAATATTAAATATAAAGGAGTAAAAAATGTTAGGTGGATTACCAGTAGAAATGATTACAATGCTAGGCTCAAGCCTACTAGGTGGAGTAATGTCCATATGGAGTCAAAGCATTAAAGCAAAACAAGAAGAACAGAAAATGTTACTAGCTAGAGCAGAGACACAAATGTCTTTTATAGAAAAGGCTAGAACATATGACAACAAAGGTTTTCAATGGACAAGAAGAATTATTGCATTGACTGCAGTATTCATGGTTATAGCATATCCTAAACTTGTACCAGTATTATTTGATGTACCAGTTATATTAACATGGACAGAATTTACAAATGGATTTTTCTTCTTAGTAGAAAAGAAAGAGATACTAATGGATAAATCTTTTGCAGGTGTAATTATCACACCACTAGATACACACCTAATGTCAGCGATAGTGGGATTATATTTTGGTGGGAGTTTAGTAAAAAAATGAGTGAGCAGAGAATAAAAGATTTAGGAACAGTATTAGATAAAGCATTTACATTTATAGCTAAACAAGAAAATGCACCATTATATAATGCAATTTTATCCTTTAAAAGGTATGATGGTAATAGTAAGTATATACCTAATGAAGCGACAGGAGAAATACCTTTACTAGGTGAATATAAAGACCCATCAGGTAATAGAACCTACGGATTTGGATTAGAAATTAGAACTGCAAACAATATGGGTGGAGTGGTTCCTGCTACAACAGTTCCTGAAATGGAGTTACAATTTAAAGAAAGAATACAAAAAGATATAGACTTTGTTAATAAATTAACAGATGCTAAAGGAAAAAGATTAAACTTAGATATTAATCAAAAAGCAGCTTTAACCTCTCTTGTGTATAATATAGGACAAACAGGTTTTTTAAATAGTAAAGCATACAAAGAAGGACTAGCTGTTGGAGATATAGATAGATTTAAAAAAGAAGCCTTTGATTCTAAAATAGGTTTTGTAAAAGATAAAAAAGGTGGTACTATTTTAGATGGTTTAGTTAATAGAAGACAAGCTGAACTAGAATTATTTGAAACAGCACAGAGAGAAAGAACTGCAGAAACAAATCCTATGGTAGACATGACAAAAATAGAACCAGAACCATTAAAAGATAGACAGATAACTATGGCAGAATTAGCTGCTAGAAGAGCAGGAGTTAATACTAATTAATACTATTAATAAATTTAGTTAAATCTTCTGTCAAATCCTCAAACATAACTTTAGTCTCTTGAGTAAGAGCAACTAGAATATTAGTGTGCATGTATTCGGGGTATTTTTTCTTCATAGTTTCATAAAGTTTTTTATGATTAACTGTACTATAGTCTAACACTAATTCAAAATCTCTATTAATTCCTACATTAAATCTACCAACATCAATTAAAAAATCATATTTTCTTCGTATTAGATTCTTTCTTTGGACTTTCATTTTCTTTTACCTCGACAGCTATAGAATTTAAGAGTTGATTAACTTGATTCCATGGTAGTGTGGATAAGAAATTAACTATTGCTTGTATTAGTTTTTGACTGATTTCGTATTTTGGCATTTCTGCTTTTCTCCTTTTGCGTTTGTATATTTCTTAATTCTTCAGTAATGATTGCAGATAAATCATCATGCAAAACTTTTAAGTAACCAAAGAAATTTGTTTTAGTAGATATCTTTACATATCCTTTATCTTTTACTTGTTTAGACTCAAATGTGTCTAAAGACAAAAGTAAATCTCCTGTGAATGGGTCTTTAAGTATTCGCATAGTTATAATTATTTACATCCATTAAATCTTTTATAGGAACTAACCAACCCCATGATGTGTTACTATCACCTCCTGGTGCAGACCTATAGTTATTATTCTTAATCATCATTTTTAATTTATCTGTTTCTAAAGATATAGCAAAGCAAAAATCTTTACCTTTATAAAAATTGATAGTCCAATATTGTGATTGTGTTTTTAATATTCCACTATCTTTACCTCTACTTCTGTATTCACAGTAATGATTACCACTCTTAATCCATTTATCTATTTCTGATTTAACTTCAACCTTATCACCTTCTAGTATTGTACCTATTATACCTTCACCTTTTTTACCTGTAGCTAAATCATATTTAAAATCTGAGTTATGTTTCAATTTAATTTCTTCCTCCAATCATCTAAGTTAATAATGTTTGCTTTTCCATTTTCCATTTCCTCTAATTTTGAAACACCCAAACCTATTTCATATACCATGTCGGGGTCATCTAGTGCTATCTGACATAGACCTAATGCAACTTTAAAACAAATATCTTTTTGTTCTGTATCTTTAACATAACTTCTATCTATACCACAAATAAATTTATTCTTTTTTCCAAATGGTTTTACAACTATAACCACACTATCTTTATCTAACTTAACTTGTTTAATCATGTACTATCTCCTTTGGTTTATTTACTTCTGCATACCAATAATACTTAGGATTTTTGGCCTTAGATTGTTGTTGGGGCAAGTATTCAATAGTATCACCCCAACATTTATGTTTATAAGGACAATAAGAACAGACAGTACCTAAAACTTTATTACCTGTTTTCTTTTGATAAAATGATTCTTCTTGTAATTCATAACATCTTTCAAAAGGTTTATCTTCCATTAATGCTTTTACATTATGATGTACCTTTTCTAATGCTTTCTTTCTATACTCTGTATCATCTTCGGGAGGCTGACTAACTAACATTTCACCTGTAGCTTTGTTGACTACAATCCAACCACCAAAGGGTTTACCTGTAGCCTCTGAGTATAAATATCCTTGTGATAAATAACCAAAGACATCATCCTCTGCTATCTTGTGAAAGCCACCACCACTTTCTCCAAACTTTTTTTCAAACGCAAAAGGTGAAGCAGATTTTATATCATAAACTTTATCATCTATAATGATATCATATGTACCTTTCATGTCAAAAAATTCTGTATTTAATTTTACTTTACCTTGAACGCCATCAATCTTTGATTTAACTGCTCTCAGTAACATAACTACAACCGCTTCTATTATATCCCCAAATAAATTTCTTAACTTAAAATTATAATTTTCATAACTAATGATACTATCTTTGCCCGAATACTTTTTATCCATTTGTAATTGACATAGTGGTTTACCTATGTTAGACATTCGGATTCTAAACTCTGATTCTCTTTTGTCTGTAAATTGTTTTCTTATTGCTTGTTCACATTCTTGTTTAAACTTTTCTATAATAGGTTTAGGTATAGCGACAGGCTCTCGCTGAGCCTGTGCTAAAAATGATTTTACTTCTTCTAAGAAAGTCAAGCGGTAACTTCCTTCATTATTTCATCATCTAAAATATCTTCTGCAGTCACTTCGCTTTTCTTTGCTTTACTATGCTCTGCTTTGACATAATCATTTTCTTGTTTTACATATTCTAAGAAATCTTTTAGTATTTCTTTATCAGTATCAGAAAATTTTACATCTTTATTTGCATCTTTAATTTTTGCAGTAAAGTAAGTTACACTACCTTTAGTATGTTTTTCTGTTCCATTAAAATCTAAAACAGTATTATACATAATCTTATTTCTTTTAGATAGACTTTTTAATTGGTCACCAATAGGTAAAAAGTTTACACCTCTAACTCTGTATAGGACTGCCTCTTCTGTAATCGTGACATCCTGCCCTTTAGAGGTTTTACCTTTTGCAGATACCACGCCAAATACATTTCTATAACAAGTAACCTTATCCTGTTCTATTTTAGAAGCAGGGTCTAAGTCTTCTCGTAATGCTTTAGGTACACTACCACATGCATCAGTTCCATTCGTATCGGGTTTGGCATCAGACCAACTCGTGAACATAACAGATTTATAATTGTTATCTTCATTCTCTTCATCGTATTTATTATATTGGAAAGTATTTAGAAAGGGTCTAAATGATACTTTCTCTGCAAAGACAAGTCCGTGTTCCTGACTGTCTATTTTATATAGACCTCTTTTAATCAGATTACCTTCACTGTCTTCGGTATCGTAGTTAATTGATAGCCTTGATAGGGAAGAGCCACCCGACTCTACATCTTGACCTAACATAGCCATCACTTTATCGTTGGACATATTATCTATATCCGCTAGTACTTCGTTTGACATATAATGCCTCCTTTTTGTTGTGTTATTATATCATTAAACTGTGGATAAGTCAAGCCAATTTATACCTTTTTTTATCTCAAAGTCTAATGGAACATTTAACTCACAATCATATCTATTTAATAGTGAGTCTTTTATATTACTAAATCCTGTCTTTATAACACTAATAACATGATGTATTTCATCGGGATGTGTATCTAATATTACAGAATCATGGACAGTATTTATAATTAAACTTTTCATTTTTCTTTTTCTTAGTAACTCCCAAACATTAATACATGCTATTGGTACTATGTCTGCCGTAGCAAACCCTTGGACAGGATAATTTTTTATAGCCGTAGCTTGTGTAGTAGAGCCGTCTTTTCTTCTATAAACATTTGGAAAATAATATTCTCTACCACTAGGTAGTTTTACTATCTTTGTTTTGTATGCTCTATCTTGTAACACTTGATGCCACTCTGCAATTTGTGGATATTTTTTTAAAAACTTCTCGTAGTATTCTCTTTCTTTTTTCTTACCCATCATGCCACCATACAAAGGTTTAAATGTATGTGCCTTTGCAGTTTGTCTATCACATCCTATAACATCTGCAGTATACTGATGAACATCTATACCATCCTCTATATCTTTCATGCCTTGTTTATCTTGTGCTAAAAATACTGCAGTTCTAAATTCTAACTGAGCAAAATCTACTTCTAGTATTTGTCCATTTTCCCACCTAGACTGTATAACTTTTTTTACAGGAAACTTATCACCTCTAGGCATGTTTTGGAAATTAGGTTTAGAACTAGATAGTCTTCCTGTAGCAGTTATGTGTTGATTAAAAGAAGGATGTAATATATTATCATGATTAGTATTATCTCTTATGCCTGTTATAAAAGTATTAAGATAAGTTTCTAATGCACCAAACCTAACAATAGAATCTACAAACTCTTTTAATGTACCTTCAGCATAAATACCTATTCTATTTAAAGTTTCTTTATCAGTTTTAAAACCGCCTTGTGCCACATCTTGTACACTATTAGCCCTCCAATTAAATCCTGCTTTAGCTTCGGTCTCAATAAATAACATACCTTCACCTTTACACTTAGGACACTTAGATAACTTAGCAAAAGGACTACCATCTTTTTTTATTTTTCTGACATGTCCTACGCCTTTACACACATCACATTGTTGTGCTATTGTTTTATACATAGGGTCTGTATATTTATTTACTAACTCTTGAAATGCTCTATCTGTCATTCTAGGTCTTCTCTTAGGTCTTCTCGTTCTTTTATCTATACCTATGTTAAACATACTTGTCCAAATATTTTTGTCTTGTACTTTTCTAGAGTAAATTACTTTAGACAAATCTTCTGTAGAAGATAAATTAATCTTTGTATCACCCATAACTTGAGCAATAATTTTTTCTATCTTACTTTTTAACTTGTAGTATTCTTGTGTTAATTCTTTCTCAACACTTTCTAAGTCTTGTAAATTAATATAGTTTCCATTACATTCCATATCTATTAACACTTGTAGAAAATCATTCATCAAATCTCTAGTTGGTAATAGTCCTTTGTTTGCAGGTAAATTATAAAATCTTACTTGTGTAAGATATAACTCTTTAGTTATTTTAACATCTTGCCTACCATAAGTTTCTAAATGTTCTATTGGAATTTCATCAATACCATATCCGTCTTCCATATATGTAGCTAGTATATCAGATTTTAAACTAATATTATGTCTTCTACAACATTCTTTTAGAGACAATGATTTATCTTTATTACCTCTCATAATAATATACTCTGCTAACATTGTATCATATAACTTACCATTGTATGTAAATCCAAACTCATACATCCACGACATATCAAATTTTAAATTATGTCCTATGATTAAATCAGATTCATCTAGTATCTCTTGAACTCTTTGTTTATTTTGTTTTATCTGTTCTACATCTTTAACATCTTTATGATAAAAGAAATAGTACTCATCATTAATACCAATGCTTACTAATCTATTCTCATAGTTAAAAGGTGAAGGGTCTCCTTCGTTACTTACTGTAGTTTCTATGTCTAGTGTTGTTATCACTTATTGTCCTTTCTATGTAAATGAAGTGAATTGTGATAAGGTGGGAACTAATCTTACTTCGAACTCACCATGGTCACCTGTTAGTTTATTTTTAGAAATAGTTATCTGTCTTACACATGCTTCGCTAGGGTCTTCTCTACCCTCATCTAATTTTCCTATACCTACAATAACATCTGCCTCCGCAGCTTTGCCTGTCTTAGAATTTGCCATAACATTAAAACTTAATCTTGTTCTACCATGAGCCTCTGCTGACGCTTGAGATAATCCTATTACAAATACATCATGCCTTTTAGCAATCTCTCTAGCCTGTCTATATACCTCCCCTAACTTTTCATGGGATGAATTATATTTACCTGTCACATTAACTTTATCTAATTGGTCTATGATTAATATATCTACATCATGTTCTTTACAATAAGTGTTTAAGTCTTCCATATTCATATCAACACTATCATGGGTATAGATATAAGATTCTATTTCTTTCCATTTATCTTTAGCTAATTGTCTACTACCATTTAATATCTGCCTTTTGGTTAGATTACTACATGCATTTAACATTCTCATTTGTGTACGGATAGCAGGTTCTTCATTGCAAAATATGTGAACATTCTTTTTTTGCCATGCAAAGCCTCCTTCGTTTGCTACCATGCTAACCCAAAAGGCAGTCTTGCCACTCTCGGGTCTAGCAAAGACAATCATAAAATTACCTTTACCAATACCCTCGGTAGCGTTTTGTAGTGCTGTATCAAAATACTCTTCGTCAATAGTTTCTAAAAATCTTTGTACTTCTTTAAAAGAATGTTCGCTAGGATTGTTACCAATAGATATACATAGCCTTGACATCTCGTCTGCTTTAGCTGATTTATACATACTCTTAATAGCATTTTCTACAACGCTATCGTTCATGTCTTGGATATGTTCTATCCTACTAATTAAATCTTTAATATTTTTTTGTGCTTGATAACTTTGATTAGCAAAGTATGTTTCGAAATAACTGATTCTTAAATCAGCAATACTTATCTCTTCTATCCCAGGATTGTCTTCGTATATTTTAGAGATAGCTTTGTATATATCTCTACCACCATTTGTAAAGAAAGAATCCGATACAATTTTTTTAACTCTGTCAAATACATTCTTTTTTAAAATTATTTTTAAAACATATAGTTTTAAATTGCCGTCTTCCATGATACCCTTTCTATCTTACACATGTAAGATTTAATATTTTAACTCCAATAATCTAGCTTCCATTTTACATTTAGCTATCTGTAATTCAGTAAGATTATCTGTGTCACACTCTACCTTTGTATCTTTGATAGGTTCTAACTCTTCTATAATTATTTTCTTTTCTTTATCTTTGTTAAAAGAAAATGAACAAGAACTAATAAATAATAATAATAATAATTTTATTGCCATAGTATTTTTTCCACACTCACAATAGGTTTGTCTTCAAATGTTTCTGCATCAAAATATTTATCTCTATGTATACCACTTTCTTTTAATAAAGATTTTGCTGATTCTAAAATAGCTTCTTGGCTAGTATACTGTGGATTATATTTCATAATATTACTAAAGTCTGAGCGAAATCCTGTATCACTAAATGGTAATTGATATTCTTTTAATCTTTTACCACTAACTATATTTACACCACTAGTCTTACATTTTTTATTGGGTTGATAAGTTTTATCTGTGTTATCACCTAAGTCATGTAGTGCTTTGTTCTCGTAAGTAATATGGTACATTATTGTAGGCTCATCATATACATCATCATATCTACTATAGCCAACTTTAACTATTGTGGCCACTCCCATTACATCTATTAAATATTTTTCTTTATCGTCAAATAATCCCATTGTTTCCCTTTCTATTCGTATTTGTGTGTTTTATAATAATCTTCGTATAATTTTTTTGTTTGCTTATCACAATCAAAAACTTTCATATTATAATTCTGTGCCTCTTTATCTGTCAAAGTAATTTTATCAACTAAACTATTTCTGTGTTCGTAGTCTTTTGGATTTAATTGTTTCTCGGGTTTGTTAACTGCTTTATCCCAAGTCTTCCAAAACTTTTTATTCTTTTCAGATATTTTAAATCTGCCACCTTTACTGCCTTTCTTGTAGTGTCTCTCTAATATAATATTGTTATACATATGCATTAGGTAGATTTGCTACTAAGTAAAGTAGAAATGCTAACACTATAAACATTGACATCAATAACGCTATAAAGTCTCGCATAATTTTTCACCCCATTCTTTTAATTCTTTTACACTATAATATTTTAAATCTTTGTCAATCATTTCTACATATGTAGGAACATGATAAGACAATGTATCTTTTATTTTAAAACTTTTATCCGTTGCATCTTTATCTAAACAAACAAAACATCTGTCTACAATATCAGCTATTGGTGTTATGAACTCTTCTTTTAAACTTGTACCCATGATAGCTACCCCTGTTAGGTTAGCCATTGCAACTTTACAGGCTGAGACACAATCCTCCACGACCACACCAATGTACTTATTACTACCTGCCACGAAAGGGTAATGGCAAGTATTATATTTGTACCATTTTGGAATTGTGTCATCAGCCAAGCCACGACCTACCGCACCGACAACTTCCCCATTATTTTCTATGAGGAAAACTATTCTATCTTGTTTCACATCATACATTAATCTAGCTTCAGTATTTTCTAACTCATACTTATCAATGTATTCTCTTGCTTTATTATTACCATAGACTGTTACAAACTCTTTAGGTATAGTAAATTTTGGAGGGATATCATGAGGAATATCTTTACTGTCCATAAAAGTTTGTAAGTCATCTATGGTTACACCATTATTAGCGATACCTTTAGCTTCACAACTAGCATGAAAACAATTCCAAATTAATTTACCGTTTTCATTTCTAACTGATAAGGTGTTTCTATTCAAACAGAATATACAATCACCCCTATAATTCCTACCCTTCTCAATGTTAAGGGTTTGAATTGCTTTTAATTGATGTTGATATTCCATTGGCTAGTACACTATACACTTTTTTTTACATATGTCAAGTATTATTTTTTTCTTGACAAATCTATTTATATATGATAACATATGATTCCCAATGCGGGGGTATATATCTATTATACACATGGAGAAATCAGAAGTTATTTTCATTAGCCAAAGACACATAAGTTACTTCTCTATCTGTTTCTGCGTCATGTAAAGGTGAAGTTAAACCCTCTAATAAATATTTATCTTTAGCTTCTTCACCACTTACTGCGTCAACAAAATACTTTTTAGTTACTGTTTCCTTAACATATACTACATACTTTTTGGTTTCCATTATATTATCCTTTCTTTTCTAACTTGTTCTATAAGTGTATCTTCTATATCTCTCTTCATAGTTTCAAGATACTCATCATCTATCAGATACTTATCGTCTTGTGGGTCATACTCCTCTAGCCAAGAACCATGTCCTTCACATACAGGACACTCATCTATCTCATCGTTCTTGTCACCCCAAGCTATATAACCTTTGCCATTACATTCGGGGCATTCTACTTTTATTTTTTGTTTCATTTTAGTTCCTTTCTTATAGCTTCTTTGTCTAGTAGATAATAATATAAATCATTTAAAAAATTATAGGGGATTAAACCTTTATTATCTAATTCCATAATATCTGAAATAGTTAATTGGCATACCTTTTCTATATGCTCATCACTTGCTTCAGTCTTTGCATCTGTTCCTATTACGCTTTTATACATTTGGTTTTCATACATTTTATTTTCCTTTCTAATTATAGTATGCATATTTTATATCGTTTGTCAAGTATAAAATATACAAAATTGTAACACCTCATTTGCTAAAATAACACTAGTACTTTCATAAAACATCACTATAATTTATATAATGCATGGAGGTGAAATTATGAATGTATTTGGGATTACTGAAAAATCTATCGGGTTTCTTGTTGGTATGTTTAATAGGTATAATTCTGATGAGAAGTATATCAGAAAGTTTGTACAAACAGAATACCCACAAGATGATTGGGCATGGATTGAAGACAAACTTAAAGCTAAAAAATCTAAAAAAGTCAAATGATAGCTGATTTTTTTCCATTTTAAGACGCATACAAGGGGTCTGTATAGACCCTCGTGTGTCTTTGTAAGGGGTTAAAAGTCAGTATAAAAGACCTGTCCATGCTTTCTCATTTCTATTAAGTCATCAATACTTTTCTCTAAGAACTTTAACTTTTCGTATTGTTCATCATCCCAATCAACACCATTAATCCATTTCATTTTAGCATCTTTTACCATTAGTTTTGTAGCCTCGATGTATTCATCTAGATAATATACTGCCATTACTCTGTCTTAGCAATTCCTTTTGTATCTAAATTCTGAACTCTCTCGCTCACCTCGTCTACAGTCTTAGCTAATTCTTGAGCCTGTTTGAATTGTGTTTTATTTCTAGATTGCTCAACAACTTCGTCTAATGTCATGTTAATTTTTTCTTGGCGTAACTCAAAGTTTCTCTCTGCCCATTTCTCTAGCCTCTCAATCAACACTTCATTTTTTATTTCTAAGGAAGTAATTTTTTCTTCTAACTCTTTTATCTTTTTTAATCGCTCCCTGCTTCTCTCTTTTACTTTTAATACTTGTGCTTCCATTTCTGTTACTGTACTCATTCTTCACTCCCTTTTAATTGGTCTATCAATTCAGATATTTCTTCTTGTTTCTCTACCAAGTTACATATTATATCTGATAAAACTTCTTTTTGATTATACATAAAATGCGGATGGTCTTTCATCCATTTATTTTTTATAATACCATACAAATATTTTTCTGTATCTCTTAAATTATATTGTATTAGTTTTAGTTTATCTATCATTCTGACCTCTCTTCAAATAACTTCTCTACTATCATTCCCATATGTTCGTCTATGTTTTGATTTAATGCTTTAAAATAATGTTTCTCTAAAAGTTCTTGAAACTCATGTAATGACATGGCCTCAACCTCTTCCAAGATATCTTCTTTTATTCTATCGTTTTGTATGTTACTCATAAATTACACCTCGCAAATTCTTCTATCTCTTCAAATAGTTCTCTACCTTTCTCGGTATTCCTTGTACCATGAAGATTATCGGGGTCTGCTTCTATAAAATCACCAACACTTCTTGGATGTAATTTCTCAATAAATATCCAAAATATTCTATCAGCTATCTTATATGCTCGTTCATCTTTTGTCATTATATATCCTTTCTTACTGTGTAAGACAGGGGTATGAAACCCCTGCCTATTTGTTTTGTTAAGCAACTTTCTTAGCCTTACTTTTAGCTAACTTTAAAAGTTTAGATAGTCTATGCTCTATTGGTTTAGCATTTTCTTGTATAAACTCTTGTAAGTTTCTATCGCTCAGTAGGGTATCAAAATCTCCCTCTGTTAGATTTGTTAATGATATTAGATAAGATATAGTTTCTTCTATCTTTTCATCTGTACTAGTAATCTCTACATAATCTTGTTTAGGTTTATGATTACTCTCTTCAACTGTGGGTACAGATACATCAGCAGTTTCTATTTCTATCTTAGTATCTTTTGTAGGTTTGTTAATAAACT